GGAGTTTCGTCAGCACCCTAGAAAGAAGCACTTAGAGACCGTTCTCCTTGTCAACCTCATCGTGACACCTATGCCCCTAGGGGAATCCGTGCCGCTCACACATCTCTGGTGTTTGACGCGGCACTTGAAGCGTTTGGGAATCCCTTTGGAACAGAATGAACGAGTGAAGTTTACGGGCAGTGTGTACGCGTATCACCGCCTCGGTGGCAAAAGTAAGTCACGTGGGCTGAAAGGCACACACGACTTTTCAATTCTCCCTGTTGGAGCATGAAGATCGAAATCTACGACCTTTGGCGTGGAGGACGCACCGTCTACTATTGGACCCTCTATGATGGTCCGGACGGAATCGACAAGGTGTCCGGCTACGCCACCAGCCTCGAAGAGGTGGTGACCAAAATACTTGACTGGAGGCAACGCATCGCCAATGACTACATCAACTCCCTCACCCCAGACGAACTCGGCCAAGCAGTCCGCGAAGCAGTGGGCAGTGGACCGTCTGGCGGACCCGAACACGGTGATCATCGACCTGGAGTCGACGGGGATCCTGAGGCAGGACCCGAACACTGAGATCGTCCAGCTGAGTGTCATCAACACCGCTGGCCGCCCCATCCTCACCATGATGCTGAAACCGGATCGTCCCATGGGCGAGGAGGTTCAGGCCATTCACGGCATCACCAACGAGATGGTGCAGGATAAGCCGTTCTTCCTTCAGGTGGCCAAGGTCATCAGCGCATACCTCGAGGGGAAGCACGTCATCGCCTACAACGCGGACTTCGACATCGCCCTGCTGATGCACATGTTCGACAAGTACCAGGAGCCTCGACCGAAGCTAGCCGCCGCCTCGTGTGCCATGGATCAGTACTCGGCGTGGGTCGGCGAGTGGTCGAAGAAGAAGAATGACGTGAAGTGGCAAAAGCTACCGAATCTAAGTGGCATGGGGAGCCACGATGCTCTCTCCGACTGTATCTCCACACTGAAGGTGATGCAGAAGATGGCCGGCCTCTTCGACGAGGCTACAGAGAACGCCGATCTCATCGAACTGGACTTCTGATGGTCTTCGAAGTTGATCTAATCCAGTCCTTTCCTAATTCCCTTAGTCGTGAGGTCTGTCAGTCACTCATTAGAAAGTTCGAAGAGGATCCCAGAAAGACTCCTGGAACCACCCAAAGGGGACTGGACCCGGATTTCAAGCGATCAACTGACTTAATGATAAGTTTTCTTCCAGAATACAAGGGGGAAGATCAAATCCTTAACCAGGCATTGGAGAAGAGTTTTCAGCACTATTGTGGAACCACACTAACAAAGTGTGGGTGGAACCCGAAAAACGTCATTGATTTTGGCTTTCAGATTCAACGAACTGAGCCGGGTGAGTTCTACTTATGGCACAATGATCAAGTTCCATACGCCCAATCGGGTCGGGTCCGCTTTTTAACGTTCATCTGGTATCTCAATTCACTGACCGAGGACGAAAAGGGAGAAACAGCTTTCTGGGACGGAACACTGATTCGTCCGGAGGAAGGGAAACTGGTGCTATTTCCTGCAACCTGGAACTTCATACATATGGGGTGTTCCCCTAAGAAGACCAAATATATTTGCACTGGCTGGCTTTACGAGACTGTTTGAAATGACTCAAACCAACATCGCTTTCGTTTACACCGAGAAACAGGATTTTGAACATCCTCTCGAGATCACTATGGAAGTGCCCATTCGTGACCTCTCGGAGATGTGCGAGTACTTCCAACGATTCCTTATCGCTGCTGGCTACATCTTCGATGAGGGTGAGACTATTCGGTGCGTGCCTCGTAAGATCAACACCCCTGATTATCAGCGTCGTCTCAACGATATACTTTTCAACACCTCCGACGGTTTCTATCCTTACACTTCTTCCGACCCTAAGGACCACATCCCTGTTGACTTCAATAGCGGTGTCCGTGGCGGTATGGCCGACGACATTATCAAATTCTGATGGAAAACACCAACCCCTGGCTCATCGAAGGCTCCAGCAAAGCGCGACTGGTGAGCCACACCCCCGATCCTGAGGCCATAATGGGCTACATCGCTCGTGTGACCTCCAAGGATCAGACGAATCCCAATGTCGATCGTCTCCTCAGATACTGCGCCAAACACGGCCACTGGTCGGTGTTCGAGCAGGCGAGCATGACGGTGGAGGTGGTGACCCCTCTCGCCATCGCCGTCCAACTTCTGCGTCATCGAAGTTTTTGCTTCCAGCAATTCTCCGGACGGTACGAGGATCAGCAGGAGATGAAAAACCACACCGACGGACTGTCGGCGCACTTCAACATGTTCTACGTGCCGGAGGAAGCACGTGTCCAAGACCCCAAAAACCGACAGAACAGCATACCAGCTGGTCACGGAGACCTCACCGATGAGATGTGGGGCACTATGTCCACCGCTTACACGGTCGCGACTCAGTGCTACAAGGATCTTCTCGACCGTGGAATCGCTAAAGAAGTCGCAAGATTCGTTCTCCCGCAGGGCGTTTATAGCCGTCTGTACGTTACAGGTTCTTGCCGCAGTTGGATCCATTACGTTGGGGTGCGTGATGACGAGGGTGTCGCTCAGTTCGAGCACGTCGAGCTCGCCCGAGCCTGCAAGTCGGTCTTCGCAAATGTCTTCCCAACGGTTTACGGCTCCCTAGACTGGAGCTACAATAAGGGTGTTGACGAAACCGAGCGCCTCAGGAAGGAAGTCATTGAGCTTCGTTCCGAGATCGCCGTACTCAAAGCGAAATCAGAATGACAGTCAGGGCTCTCCCCACGCGGACAAAACTCGAGGAAGTGTTTGAGCTGGAGCGGGAGCCCGCACCACTCGTCGTCGTCGACTTTCACGTGTACGCACACGACATCATGAGGTGGTACACCGACAAGGTGGCCAAGCTCGTGTCGGAGGAGGTGGCGAAGAAGCTCCTCCGTGCCGCGTGGGCCGCAAAAATCCAGCGTGGTCCGGACATGTTGCCGCGCCACTCCTACCGCTACGTCATCGTGGCCGACTCACGTTATCGCGACACCGGCAACTACTGGCGTGACAAGTTCATGACAGAGTCTGAGATTGTCTCCCAAGCTTGGGACAACTACGCTGAGGCGCAGAACGTCCCACGAGAGACGCTGAAGACGAGTTACAAGGGCACTCGAGGTGAGAAGACGGACGACTTCTGGCTGGTGTTCAATGCTGGAATGGATTACTGCCAGGAGTATTACGGTGTCTTCACACATGAGGGTTATGAAGCTGACGACTTCGCGGGTGCTATCTATCGGGCTTCCCGAGATAGGACCGAGGACATCGTCCACCGGCGGCAGATCCTCCTCTCCACTCTCGACAGGGACTGGTCCCAGCTCGTTGACGAGTCGCATCGAGTTTACTTCGCGAACACGCGTGTTCCCTTCCCCGCTGAGAAGATCCAGGAACGTCTTGTCGGTGAACTTGGCGTCAAGGAGCACACAGCTCACAAGATGGGGTTTGATCTGGACCACCCTAAGAATCTCGCTGAGTACAAGGTTCTTCATGGTGACATGGGCGATAACCTTCCGCCCGGCTCGCCAAAGTGTCTCTTCGACCTGTGTGACGCCAACCCTGATTGGAACATCGAGACTGTCTTTCAGGATTACGGAACCCTTCTAGAGACACTCAACGATCCCAACGCCAACACCCGACCCGACCACTTCGACTCCTCACTGCGAGCCTTCGCCACAGTAGGCATCGAGGCACCGTTCAAGCTGTAGGGTAAAAACACCATACGAAATGTCGTGTGGTATGCACAGCCTCGACAATCAATATCAGGTTCAGGCACTGCGCGCCGTCCAGACCCTCCTACAGGGTTCGGGCGGCGTCTTTTCGCGTATTCCTGAATCCTACGCCAACCACCTCGCTCACGACTACAGCGACGGTTCGGTATCACTACTGAGTAAGATCAACACTTTTGAGTTCAGTCCGGAACTGGAGGACTGGCAGATCGGCGAAGCGATCGAAACGCTCTCGAAAGCGGATCCTGCCGACTGGCCTTCCCTCGATGACATCGAGTCGATTGATCTCGACCGAGTCTACCACGGCGACCGGGGAGTCCCCCGCTTCGACGACTTCAGTGACTACGCCGAGGTGTCGGACATGGAGTACGGTAACAAGGTGGCCCGCATGTTCAAGTCGGCCATCGAGTCCGTCTTCGGACAGGAGATCGATCACGTGGGCACCTCGAAGGGTGAGCCGCCTGGGAAAAACAATCAGTACTGCAAGGACGGCGACTCCTTCCGTGGCACATTCGAGCATGATGAAAAGAAGTTCGAGTTCGAACTGTGTAAGGACGAGAACGACGAGTGGCACCTCTCCTATCGTCTCTCAAAAGACTCACGCGACAAACTGTTTAAGCCAGCCGCCGAAGCGAAAGGGAAGAAGAAGTAATGGCCCGACGTTTCGACTCCATCAGTGGCGGACTGGTTGACACGATCGTCGCCAGTGTAGGTAGCTCCGTCTCCGAGACCGTCCAGAGCGCTGTGAGTGGTAAGCAGGCGAGCTTCAGCATCAATTCCGTTCTGGGCGGCGCCGTTCAAGCCTCGTCCGGCTACGCACTGAATGCGGGCCAGAACTACATCCTCAATCAGCTTGGCTCGAGCCTCGGCAACACGCAATTCGGTGAACTCTCCACTTCCATCGTCACACAGGTGGCGGCGGCGGGTCTGAGCCAGGCGACGAGTTTCATCAGCCAAGCGCTCCCCAATCCGTTTATCGGCGGGGGCAGCAGCAATGTCACCACAGCGGGGTTGGCCACCATAGCTTCCAAGTCCAGCATCAGCATTCCGGACAGTGTCGTCTCCACACTCGAGGACGCGGACTACGGTGGGATCACCTACACAGTCCAGGACATCACCTTCACGCTCACCCCGGCCGAAGCGGGCGCCCAAGCCCAACAACCACCGCAGACTGGGCCTAAAATCCCGCTTGATGTGGCCTTCAATCCAAATGTCGATCTGAGCAATAGCGCGATCAAGGCGTTCAAAGGGAATGTGGCACTTAGCGGTCCGGCTACAGGATTCGATTTCAATAGGACGGCGGACCTCGTCAAGGTTGCTCCGCCGACCACCAAGCTCGCGCAGCCTCTCTGGTGATGGCAGACTACTCCTCATTTAACAATGCGGCGATCGGTAGCTACTTCAATAGCACCGGCTTGGGTAATGTCGCCTTTGATCCAAAGGTGGCTGATGCGCTCAAGAACACTGACTTTAGTAAGTACTCGGTGGGTGGTGTTCCCGACTTCGGTGGTGACGTCCTGAGTTCAAACCCCGTCTCCGCAAATTCCGACGCGTGGGTATTTATCACGGCTCCGGGCTCAGTCCAGTGGAACGTCAACGCCAATGTCGGTCGCCTCCTCACGTGGGATGCGGGACCTCCAACTGACCGAGGCACTGATCGAGGGTTTCACCCTGGGCAAATCCGTTCAGAAGGAGCTCGATAACCTCGAGAATCTGATGAATGTGGAGGTGAATAGCGAGAGCGGCTTCGTGTCGGTCCCCGTCTACAACGTGTCGGCCGGTGGCAAATCCTACGGCCTCTACGTCATCGAGTCGATCGACGTCGAGGAGCAGATGCGTGACCTTCAGGGTAGGGCGACACGTGCTATGGTGGGTGTAGCTCTCAAGCAGGTTCCGAAATATCAGGTGGGAAGCGGCATCGATCAGGCGGGCTCATCCACTGCCGGTCAAGCTCTCGACGCCTCAAAGTTCACTCAGGCGGACAAGCAAGCGGCGAACGTCACCAAAGATAAGGGGAACACACCATCAAACGCCACCGCTCAGGCCGCGGCGAACTCACGCACTGGAGGTGGCGCGGCTGGGAACAATCCCCCTGTGGTGGCCGTCGACCCCAATCGAAGACAGCAACAGTCCACCGGCAATTGATGAAAAATGGCTGAGAATACGCAAACATTCATACTTGTCGGTGATTTTAAGGATAACATCACCCCAAGTCTGGCGAAGCTTGATCGCCAACTAAACTCGCTGACAAAGAGTTTCGAGAAGCTCTCCTCCAAACTCAGGCCGATCAGCAAAGAGTTCGGCAATATGGCAGGTGCTGCGGAGAGGATGGCCGACGCGCTGAAGAATCAGCGTGGAGCCTTCGACTCCAATGTTCGCGCGATGCAGCAGTACCGGCGTGAGGCCGGCAAAGTGAAGGCGGCCAATGACGCTCTCGCTAGAAGTGGTGGTCGTGGTGGTCGTGGTGGTGGTGTTCCGCCAGGCGGATTACCTCCAGGCGGATTACCGCCAGCGGGCCGAGGTCGTGGTGGACGTGATAGCTTTGCAGCGGCGGCTGGTGGCTTCGTAGCCGGCGAAGGCCTCGCTAATATGATGACAGGTGCCATCGTGAGGGGTTTCCAGATGGGAACCAACATCATGATGAAGCCGTTCCGCTACGGCGCGAACGCCATCGGTGAGAGAATCAAGGACGAGATGTCGGACATCTCCTCCGCTGGCGGCATGTTCGCGGTGGACAAGCGGGATAAGCTCGGTGTATTCAAGAGCTTTGACGACGCACGTAACTTCCAGGAGCAACTGAACGCCCGACTGGCGAAGTCCGCCGCCGCACTACCTGGTGAGACCGCCGAGTACGTGCAACAGGCGAAAATGATGACCGACTCGATGATGATCGCGTTCGGTAAGAATAAAGAGGGGTTCATGAAGTTCGCCAAGGAACTTGACTCCACTGTCACTAACGACCGTGATGCTCTCGGCTTGGTGACTCAGAAGTTCACTGAGAAGGCGGTTCTCCTCGGTAAGGGAAGTGGCGGGAGTAGCGCCTACGGTGTTCCCCAGATTCTTGAGATGTTGGTCTCTCAGGAGAAAGTGAATGTTCAGGCGTTCAGACGTTTCAGCGCCTACCAATCCAACCCACTCCTCAAGAATTCACTTGAGGCGGCGGAAGCCGAGTTGAAAAAGACGGGCGCGAACAGCGCCGAGCGTCTTCGTGTCATTCAGAAGGTGCTTGATCAGGCCGTCCCGAATGACGTGGTGATGGCCATGCAGAACTCCGCCGATGGTATCTACCAGGCGGTGAAGTCCGCATTTCTTGACCCCGAGGCCGGTCTTTTGGGCTTCGGGAGAAAGCTGGACAAGATAAAGGTCGCAGCTCGGGACTCTCTCGGTCGATTCGTGAATGACGCCGGTGAGGTGGTGGAGACTGCGGCCCAAGCGGCTCAGCAGAGCGCGTCACTTTTCGGCCTGCTTCGGGACATCGTCGGTGGATTCGTCCTCCCCCTCACAGGACTCACCGACATCCTCCCACAGCTGTATGATCCGCTAGCGGGAATTGCCGATCAACTTACCGGATTCCGTAATGTAGCTCAGGACTTCTACAGGAACTTTAACGCCTACACCTCGTGGTTTGAGCAGTATTCCGCGGATCTCGATAAGGAGGGCAATAAGAAGAAGGGCACGATGATTCGTGAGTCGAAGAAGGCACGTGGAGCTCTGGCGTCCATCAATAACCTTCTCGCCGCGTTCGGGGCCATTGATGACAGTGAGTTCAAGAAGAACGCCGACGCTCTCAAGAACGTAGACACGAGTAAGCTTGGCGAGATGGCCAAGACGATGTTCGGTCAACTCTTCGACTCCGACTTCATGAAGGGGCTGGGTGAGATGATCGGTTCGGTCGTCGGATCCACCATAAAGGCGGTCGGTGACTTCATGGCGGGTGTCAACGATCTTGCCAGTGCTGGTCCATTCGCGAAGGGACTGCGAGCTGGGTTCCAGAAGGCGAAGGGCGCTCAGGGAATCTCACTGATCTTCTCGAATCTCTTCGGCCTCATCGGAAAGGCATTGATGACGCTGTTTAAGTCAGCGCCAGTGGAGATGGGGATCTTAACCGCGCTCACGGTGGGCATGCCCGTTCTTCAAGGTGCGATCACAGCGGGCATCACCAAGATGTTCAGCGCCGCCGCAGCTGGGCTTGGAGCTGGGGGCGGAGCCGCTGGTATTGGGGCCACGATTTCAGGCTGGTTGGGCGCTGTGGGTCCCGCGCTGTCATTCATCGCAGCTAGGCTCCCTCAGATCGCTGCGTTCCTCGCGGTGATCGTCGGTCTCGGAGGTGGTATTGAGAACACCATGCGCCAACTGTCAGAGTTTGGCGGAGAACTGTGGAGCAGTCTCGGTGGCAACCTTCAAGCACTTGGCGACCTCTTTGGTCAGTTGATCACATTCACCAGTGATCTCATCGGTGGTGTTATCGAACTCATTGGTGCCTTCTTAGGCTTGTTTGGGAAGGTTGACTTCACAGCGAACAGTTTCGATATCCTCAGAGCTGTTCTCGTCTTTATCACCGCGCCACTGCAACTCATTGAGATGGGCCTTCGTGGTCTGGTGGAGGGTCTGGCGAACGCACGGCTCGGGCTCCTAAAGCTCACTAACATTGGCGGTCGAAACAACGAGAAGATCAAGCAGGCCGAGGCCGAACTCAAGTCTGTTACTGAGAAGCAGAACGAGTCCAAGCGTCGTATTGACACCTACAACACCTCCATTCGTTATGGTGGTGCGGGGAACTACGCCAACGTCCTCGAGAAGGACATCGCCGCGAAGAAGAGGGAGTTGCAGAGCGCCGGTCTGCTCAAGGGAGAGCGTGAGAAGCTGAACAACGAGCTGGTCGCTCTGAACAAGACCCTCGCTGAGGCTCGGAAACAGGCTGGAAAACCCACCCCCGGAGCGACTACTAAACCGACGGGTGGCAAACCCACGACCACAGCGCCGTCTCCCGCCGCCGGTGCAGCACCCGCGGCTCCCACCCAGGTGACCATACCACCACAGTCCCTGGCACCAATCACCACCGCCACCAACACCGTAAACACCACCATGACCACGGTGAACTCCTCGACACAGGGAGTTAGGGGTGCAGTGAGTGCCGCCGACACTGCAGCGAAGGCCGCAGCAGCGAAGCACACAGCCCAATACACGCAACTCCTCAACGTGATGAATGCGGTCAAGAGCGGTATTATCGCGGTCAGCACCAAGATCTCGGGACTGAAGACGAGCATCGACCAGCGGGCCACTCAAGCGAGCTTAGCACAGGTTGTGGCACTGATGCAGTCCGGCAAGATGAAGGTACAGGCCGACTTCAATATGCCTGGTGGCCCTCTCGGCGGTGGTCAGGGCGGTCCGGCGATCTTCGGAGCCGCCGCCTCCAAGTTCGGTCTGACCATGACGAGTGGCTACCGTCCGGGTGACCCAGGCTACCACGGCATCAACCGGGCACGCGATTACTCGAATGGGAGCGCGCCCACACCACAGATGATGATGTTCGCGCAGTATCTCGCAAACAATTTCGGAAGTGGCCTCAAGGAGCTGATCTACACCCCGCTCGGGTGGAGTATCAAGGATGGCCGAAAGGTCCCGGCGTATGCCCGTGCGGGACACTACGACCACGTCCACGTGGCGTGGGCCGGAGGCATCAGAAATCCCCGCTTCTTCGATTCCGCGGCGGCGGCGAGACAGTACGAGTCGATGTACGCACCAGCGGGAGCCCGCATTCAGACCGCCACTTGGAACTCCGCGGAAGGTAGACTCGGTGGCGGACCCACTACAGTGAATCAAAATATCACCATCAGTGGCGCCGATGACCCCCGCCGTCTGGCGGAGATCGTCTTCAACTACGCGGCCCAGGCCGCCGAACGCATCAACAACTCCTCATTCGCATAATGGCAGGCGTTCTCATCAATCCCCAGGTCCAGGTGAAATGGGGATCACGAAATCTCTCGGCGTACGATCTCGGTGACGGTGTCAAACAGTCCATCGTCTACAACACCAACGTCACCCTTCCGGGAAACAGTTGGCCTGAGGGCTCATTCTCGTGGAACCCCACAGGTCCAGCGTTCAAAATATACGAGGAGTGCGTCACGAAGGGGAAAGAGGAGGAGATCCTCATCCGCTTCTACTACGTCAATGGCCCGTACGTGATCTTCAAGTTCCAGTACAACGGGTCGAACATCAACTACGGGACCGACATGCAGATCGAGGTCCTCCTCACCACAAAGCAGGGACCGAAGAGCTCCGGCGTGAGGGCGTCAGCGATGGCCGACTACACCAAGGGCAAGTTCAACGCGAAGGGCAAGGACCTGTACAAGTCCGCGACTGATCTGGCGAAGTCGTTCGGCGAGCCTGTTCCCCTCCTGTGGCAGCAGGCCGCGAAAGTCGACGCGAAGAAGATCTTCCTGGCGTCGTGGCAGTACAAGGATCAGACTTACGGTGCGGAGATCCTCAACATAGCCACACAGGCTGGACAGAAGGTTCTCCCACTCAACATCAACAGCGACGGTCAGGCCGCCATCTTCAACCCATTCTCGAAGGAGGGCAAGGACGGGATCGACTCGGTCCAGTTCCCTCCGAAGGCTGGGGAGCAGATCAAGGCGGAGCAGCGCTACGGCTACCTCCTGGGACCTGGCATCATCACCACCTTCCAGCGCTCGTTCGAGTATCCCCCTCAGACCCAGGGTCAGGATAGTCCCACTCAGCCCACTGGCACTCCCAACCAGAGGCAGCAGCTCCAGTCGCCCGGCGCCACCAACGTGGCCGCTGTGAATCAGCAGCAGCAGGCTGTGAAAGACGCGCAGAAGGGATCGGTCGTCAACCCATCCTCGCCCACTGTGGTCAAGGGGAAGAAGTTCACGAAGAACAATGAGGGTCCCAAGAATCAGGAGCTGATGCAGCAGGAGGAGGGTGTCAAACTGCAGGCGCAGATCTTCATGTGCCCCGCCGTCGTCGGAATGAAGCCGCAGGACATCGTCTACATCCCGAGCTTGAAGATCGGTGATGCCCTCATGGAG